TAGGGTTATGTCGTTTGTGTCAAACCAATCGGCGGCATCAATAAAGGATTGTAAATCTATTCTGTTATAAGATAGCCCTAACCCGTATCTTTCGTTAGTCAATAAATCAAGCACAATCCAAGCGGGATTATTTGTCCATTCTTCCGTATAGGCGGAAGTTGTAGAGTAAACCCTAATTTTCCTACCCTGCACCAAAACCGAACAATTAGGCACGGAGTTATTAAGCTGGTCGTTTGCCTCAAGTGTTACCTCATACCAAGCGGTATTCCGCAAATTAAATTTCTGATAACGCCTTTCTTTGTGGTAATCTATTCTAATCTCCTGCACGCATTCAAATTCATCGCAAGCGGTATTTCTGTTTATAACCGCAACATTGTATTCGGCAGGTTCTAAATTTTCGGCGATTGTCTCTTCCCATCTGATCGGCTGTCTTGTTTTTGCCGTTACTTTTTTCGTAAAAGCATGCGTCCAGCTTGTTTCGGAAGATTTTTTATAAAACACGGTGTAGGTAATGCTATGTGATAAAATTCCTTCCTCGTTGTCTATCTTATAAAGCCCCTGCGGGCAAATAAAACCTATGTAGAGCGCTTCTGCGTCAGTTATAGCGGAAGTATAATAAACGGTATTAGACGGCAGATCAATTTGCGATGAAACTGTTTCGTGGTAAACAGGGTCGCCACCGCCACTATTATCGTTTGTTATGTCGTTAAGGTCATCAAGTAACATTTATTCCTCCGTTACCGGTAAAATTAAATCTGTTTCTGTCGTAATTGCCGGATCTTTCATTCTTGATTGTCCTCTTTCGCCTAATTCCCCCGCTTCTCCGCCAGCCGGGTTATCCCAAGTCTGCGTCGGAGTGCCGAGCCAATAATCCCAAGATTTATAAGGGCTGTTGTATTCGCCAAAATCAAGGTTATTAAGTTTCAGGTTGCTAATGCTTTCTATTTCGCCCTCTGAAACCGTTATCGCTAATTCAAGCATAGAATTGTTTTCCTTTGCGGGTATTTTTTCAAAGTATATCACATTCCCCGCAATCCTGTGCTTGCCATAAACAATAGGAATAGGCATATATTCGCTTGCAGTGTTTTTCTTCGCTTCAAAGCCAAATGTAGGGCTTTCGCTTCCCCCAAAAGTCTCCTGCGAATAATCGGGCATATCAATAAAAGCACCTAAAACTTTACCGACTATTCCGGAAAGGAAGCCGAAAACTTTACCTACAACCGAGAATGCACTCCTAACAATTCCCGACATAATACCCGCCTCTTATAAATTTTTTTATTTTCCAGATCGGCATAATTGCCGGGTTATAATTGTGCAATGTCGCAATTTTGCCTTTCCCTAAATATACCGCAAGGTGTTCCGTTCCATTAGGCAAAACAAAGTAAAGAGCAAGTCCTCTTTTATAAATCCCGACAGGTTTTAGCCGTTTTTTCTGGGTTGTTTTTAATTCTTCATTTGTGGCCAAACTCAAAACGGTCATAATGCCGTTTATTTCGTAAAAATCCCTCAAAAAGTCAAGGCAGGCATCAGGATTGCCTCTGTAATCTTTTATCGGTATTTTAAAGCCGTTGTGAGTAATTGTTTTTATCTCCATTGCGGAAACCCCCCGAAATTCTCTGTGTTATTTTTAGCCACGCAATCTTCCCAAGTTTTCCCACAGGTTGTATCCGTGCCGGCATATTGGCATTCAGCACCTTTAAACACCCACATACAACGGCGGGAATGCGTCCTGCGTGGCAATTGTTCGCCTATGTAATCGTTATATTCTCTAACTGTCGCAACAAAGGTATCTCTGCTTAACCCTACACGGTCAACCATACCGGAAAAGATTAAGATCTGCTCATCAGGTAAACTTAAATCGATTATGTATATGTAAACCTCACTGCCTCTAATTTCGGTTGAATTAAACCAAGTTGTGCCTTGTTCCGTGAGGTTTGAAAGCGTGAGGTTTATTTCCGAGATTATTCCTGTTTTATCGCTTGATATCGGGTCAATTTGCAAGGGAAATGCTGTGTAAGTTGTTCCGTTGCTAACTAAATCCTGTCCGTGATTAGTGAAGTGGTATGTAGTGCCGTCAACGGTTATGTCAACCAAAAAAACAATAGTTGTCTGGTCGCTGTTCACTCTGTTAAGTAAATCCGTGCTTAAAGTCCTTGCCATCACCACACCTCAACAAGTGTGCACTCAAAAGACATTATTTGCGCCGGCGTATCTTTAACCCCTCTAAAAACATCACTTTCAAATCTGCAAGTATAAGTTAACCCATCAAGCGGATTAGTAAAATCAAAGGATCCATATTGCCCCAACATATCTGAAAAAAATGTTTTTAGTGTTTCATAATCGGTTTTATCCCTATTCTTAAACTTTAACACAAAGCGCTTTTTCCCGCTTGCCCATTGCGCCTGTCTTTGTTCTTTCCCGCTTTCAAAATCAATTATGCGGGTTTTAAATTCAAGTTCTTCCTCAATCACATAATCGGGGATTAAAGGGAAAGTTGACATTATATACCCCCTCTAATTACTCGCCTAATTGTGCCGTTTTTAGCATAATCAAGACTAACTGAATTTACGATTACATTTTGCCCTTCCGGGCTTGCCATAAGCCCTAAATAACTTTGCTTGTCAACTACATTAACAATCGTTACTTGTGTCTGATTTTGCTGTATCCCGCCGGTGTAAGAAGTTGTGCCGTAAACGGTTGTGAAGACTGCTCCGCCGCCAACCGCTCCCGTTCTTGCATCGTTTCTGCTCCCGCTTGAAGCCATACCGCCTAAAAGCCCGCCTGCTACAATCCCTACTCCTGCTATTGCCGCATATTTCCCCGCAGCGGCAAAATGTAAGCTTGCTGCTCTCGGGTTACCGTTTGCCCAAAGCGAAAGCCCTTCCGCTAATTCATAAATTGCTTTAATCGCGGATTGCTTAACAATATTTTGTATTACTCCCGCCGCCAATTTTACCATTGATTGAATAATTGCCCCGGCGGAAAGTTCGTGCGCATATGCTAAATCAAACAGATTGCCTGCAATATCCCCGCCAAACTGTGCCATTACATTATCCCAACCGCCCATTGCGTCTTCTATGTCGCTAACAGTATCCCACCAAGTTTTTCTTATGGAGTTTAAATATTCTTCTTGCGTTCTAATCATTCCGGTGAAATCGCTTTGTTTTAAGTTCGGCAAATCAAATTGTCCGATTTCCCCGGAAAACAATTTATCAGCACTTGCGGTTGAGAGTTCGTCAATAACGGCTTTGTATTCTTGTATAGCTTGTGTTCTGGTTTTTATCTTTTTTGTGGTTTTGTCAATTTTCCCGGAATTATCGTATTCCTTATCCACCCATTCGTTAAACCCGGCAAGAGCCTCTTTAACTTTTAACAACATAAATTTAAAAGTATTCCCGCCGGCTTGAGCAAGTAATTTTTGATCTCTTTCAATGTTTTTTAGTGCTTTCCTAACTTCCGTTATTTCCTGCTGAATAGCTTTTTTGTTTATCTCGCTTTGTGTTTCCGCTAATTTTTCTTGTAGTGTTTTTAACCAGTTTTTAAATTTCGTTTCTGCGTCTTTTAACCTCGTTTCTTGCCACCCGCCTAATTTTTGCCCGGCTATTGTCATTAACCCGCTTCCCGCTTTTACCGCTTGTTCTCCAACATCGCCGAGTAAATTTTTCATTTGTGTTAATTGCCCGTTTAAGCTTTCTGCTGCCGCTTTTGCCCTACCACCCATCGTTTCGGCTATTTTATTCAAGACAGCATCAAATTTCTCTGTTTTATCAAGGCCTTTATCAATCACAATACCGTAACGGGTTAAAGTTCCTGTTTCGCCTGTAAAAGCTTTTCCTACAATTTCAGACGCCGTTCTTAAATCAATTTTTTTAGCTGCCGCTAAATCTAAAACTGCTTGCGTCGCCCTTTTAATTGTTTGTTCGCTTTTTATTCCATATGTCTGCAAATTCGCCATTGCTTGCAAAATACTTTCATCGCCATAAGTTGTAATTTGTTGCATCTCCGAAGCGAATTTTTTATATGCCTTCCATCTTTCAAGCGTATAACTGCCGTTTATTTTCATTGCGGCTGCAAGGTCAAGTTCTGCTTGCTCTTGTTCGGCATATAAGTCAACTAATTTTTTAACGGTATAAGCAACCGTTCCGATTGCAGCCACAACGCCTAAAACCGCCATCTTATAATTCGCCCAGCTTTTCTTCATATCCATTGTCGCCTTTTTGGTTTCAGTCGTGGCGATGTTGAGGGAATGCTTAAGCCCACTAATAAGCTTCCTATCCTCAACGGTTAACTCGACTTTTAATTCTCTATTTGCCATTTTTAAGCTCCAATTCGGCGTCGATTAAGTCCATAGCCATTAAATACCACGCTGTCTGGGAGAGATAACCGCCGGCAACAGGCATAATCCCTTTTTCTCTCCAATTGTAAGCCTGTATGACTTGCTTATATTTCGGGTCATATTCTCCCCCCCGGACAGCGTTTATGAGTTTTTTTCGTCTTCCTCGTCAGGCGCAGATTTCCTGATTATCTCGTTTGCTACATAGTTAATAACATCAATCGGGAGCCTATCTACTAATTCAGAGCGCCAAGGAAGTTTTTTGCCTTTCTTTACTTCCAAACCGTCGGCGCTAACAATGTATTTCCTGCAAACTTTCACATTTCTTTCATTCACCTTTACCTGTGCGTTGCCCTCATCGTCAAACACTGCGGACATATCCATAAACTTTGCCATGTCTGACGCAATTATAGGCTTGCAGGTGAATTTCACATCTTTGTATTTCACCTCAAAGGTTCTTTCAGGGTCTAATAAAATCATAAATCCCCCTTATGCGCTTGCGTCTGTGTAATCAATTATAAATTCGTCGTCTCCGCTTGTCTCTGTCGCAACGAGTGTTATGTTTTGAATTACTATGCCTTCCCTGTCGGCATAAGCAACATCTTCAATGTCGGCACTCGGGATAGATATTTCAACCTGCCTTGCCGAATTGAGAGTTATACTTATTTCTCCGCCTGTGTTGTTTAACAGTTTCGCCCAAATATCTTTGCTTGCCGGATCGGTTTCAGGGTCAATCTGAATTGTCGGCTTTCTTGCTTTAATCAAATATGCCTCAATCCCTGTGTCATCGTTCAAATTCGGCCTTGCTCCTAAATCATTGCCAAGGTCAAGACTGAAAGACGACATAACACCTGCCCAGCCGTCGAATGTGCAATTAACACCCTGCACGGCGGACAATGTGCTTTGTGTGTAGGTGATTGACGGCACGCTTGAAGCCGAAACACTGTAAAGTCTGCCTTTAAATGTCCACTCAACAACAGGCAAATCATTCACTTTTGCGGTTATTTTTGCATTACCCATTGCACCCACTATCTTATGCAGGTATCCGCCTTTGTAAACATAGATAGTCAGTGTTTTATGCCCTGTTGAGGTTGGAGTGTATTTGTAGTGTGTGAGTGTGTCTGAACCTGTGTATGTGGCTTCGGCTAACCCTACCCCCTGCCAAAGCGGAGATATTTCGGGAGCCTGCTCATCTGCCGGTGTGGATTGTAAATAAGTCTTAAAGGTTACCTCTGCTTCCCTTGTCGTCGGCACGCTTTGCCCCGCCCCGAGTGTGTTTTTATACTGCATTCGTTCTGCTTTACCGATTACCGGCTTAACATCTACATCAAAACAATTTATAGCGTTTGCGGTATCAGGCAAGGCGTCAGTTCCGATTGTTGTCTCAATTTTGGCTAATAGAGCCACTTGTCTGGTTAAATATACCATATCGTTTACCCCCTATATTGAACTCTTAAATCAATTTTTGCCATAAAAACACGGCCATCGTCCTCAATATTTGTCGCAGTTATGTCTTGCTTTACTGCATATCCAGTGTTGTTTATATCCCATAAAGCATTTATTAAAGTTTCAAGGGTTTCTGCTGCACTTTTAGCGGAAACATACCGGCTTGTTGGCTTCATCGGGATAAAACAAAAAATCTCCACATCGGCTTCCATTCTGGCCTCTCCCATAACCGCTAATTGGGTTAACCCTCTCAAAGATATTTTACTCGCCTGTTTGTTTCCGGAAATATCTCCCTTTGTGATAATGCTGAACCCATTGGATTCTAAAATACCCTTTATGCCATCAAGCACGGTGCCAATCATATCACTAACCTCACCTCTGGCTCAGAATCAGTGTCAGTCGTTCCATCAGCGTCAACATCAATCGGGATCACCATTTGTGAGATTATCTCCTGGTATTTCCCTTCATATTCATCAGCCTTCAATTTAAAAGTTTCCTCGTTATCCGCATTAACATTGTCAAGATTATCAAAGAAAATCAATTTAAGCGTCTTAAACGCCTGGGCGTAGGTTAACTGCTGCTGGATCCCGTTATCGGCTCCGGTATCATCCACCGTGTTTATTTCAGTTAGATCAATATCCCTCTTTAGTCTCAAATCAATGCCGAGCATATTCCACGCCTGATTTATTTTATCCAGCCAATCTCCACCATCCGGTACTAATTGTTCAAGCGTGTTCCCTTCAAGAGCCGTTATTATCTCATTAACTTTTGTCGTGTCGTTTATAGGTGCAGCCATAATTCCCCCTTAAAAAAGGAAGGCGGGAAGCCCCCGCCCTAACCCTTTTTAACAATTCTTAAAAAACTATCCTTGCTGAAGTTTGATTTGAAATACTTTTCCTTTACCCAAAAGGTTTCCCCGGTTTTGGTATTTTCAACAAGGACATAACCTTTACCCGGAGATTTTACGGTTTCATTCTTATTGGCCATTATTTACCCCCCTTATGCCTTGATTGCTTGCAATACGGCAAGTTTGTTCGGAGTGAATACTTTCGCACCGTAAACAATCAATCCTTTTACGGCATCTCCGAAGAATTTTTCGGGCTTATATGCCTGTATCTCAAGCACTTTGTATGCTTTGGCGATTGCGGATCTGTGTCCAAACATAACCTGCCAAAGGTCATTAGTTCCGTCGTTAGTAACCGCAACCTGTGTGGACATGTAAATATCAAAGCCCTGAAATCTGTTTACGAAACCTTGCTGGATAGCCTGATCGCCGAGGCTGGTATCCTTGCCCCCAAGAACTTTGTTGATTATCCTTGCGATTTTAGGCGGGACAACTGCCCATCTGTCAGAAAGAGGCACATCGGCATCGGAAAGAACTTCCCAAGCCTCGCCGAAAAGGTCTTCAACATTTGAAGCTGTAACCTCAATTTTTGTTCCGCCGTTCACAGAAAGGCCAGCCTCAACATATCTGGACAAAATGTAAGCATCAAACACTTCTTTTACTCCAGTTGCGGCATCTTTAGAATATTTCCCAAGCTCGTCAAGCGACTGCTGTGCGGCGTCAATGCTATCAACCCTGAAATTGAACGCCTTTGCTATGTTTACAACCAACTGCCCGGTTGTGTTTGTAGGTCTTTGGACAGTCCCAAGCCCTGTGTCAGGATCATAGTCTGTAACGGTTATCTGTCCGGAGATAAACACATTAACAGTGTCTCCCACTTTTGCGATGTCTTTTTCCCATGTGTTATTTGTTATCGCAGAGGCTACCAATACCTTGTCAAGCCTCGCTTCAATCTCTTTACTCCATACTTCAGGAATAAAACTCATTTTTTACCTCCTAAATAATTCCCTGTTTTTTGTAACTTTCAAAAATTTCCTGCTTGTGTTTCTCATACTCCGCAGGAGACAGTTTCGCAACTTCTTCCGGTGTCCAGAGTTTGCCGGTGTTTTGAGTGCCGGCTCTTCCCGGGTCTGGATTTTGTGCCTGCCCCTGCGTGGCCAAATTAACAATGTCGGGAAGAATTTTCAAAGCGGTGTCAGCGTCAAGCTCTGCATACTTCTGCTTCAAGTCGTCCGGCAACTTTGAAAGCAGTTCTTCTTTTTGCTTTTGTTTAAATTCCTCAAATGCTTCAGCTTTCGGCTTCAACTGCTCCAGCTCTTTCATTGTCTTTTCGTAAAGCTCTTTATACTTCTGCTGTTCTTCCAACTGCTTCCTCGTCAATTCTTCCTGCTGCTCTTTCAGCTTCTTCAATTCAACACGGTATTTCGCCGCTTCTTCCCTTAATTGTTTAACATAAGCCTCATCAAACACCTTTCCGTCCTGCGGTTCGGTGTCCCCGCCCTGCGGGTTAGTTGTTGTCTGGTCGGCGTCCTGCGCCTTCTGGTCTTCGGGGGCCTGCCCCTTAACTTTATCGGTCATAAAAACCTCCTGATATTTTTACCGGCTAAACCGGTATTAAACTACACCTGCAATTTGCGCCGCATTCGTCAACTCCGCTACCCGGCAAACCTAACTGTTGCCATTCTTCAAATGTGTGGACAACACCGTTTTTTGTCGGGCAGGTTGAACAATGCTGCGCTCCCGGATCTAATACCCACATATATTTCTGTTTGCCTAAATCCTCAACTTCGCTTGCGATTTCCTGATAATATGCCGCCTGATTCGCTTGATTAACAACCGCCATTGACGCTCTACCCAATTTGTTAGCAAGCGTCCTAAACATACCCGTTTCAGTTTCCAGCTCACGCAAAAGTTTTTCCTTTATTGTTTTATCCGCAACGCCCATTTTACGCAACCTATCAACCTCTGCCATAATTTGCGCAACGCTTTCGTTTATAAATTGCCCGATTAAATCCTCTGCCTGTTTTGTTATGTTTGCCACATTAAAATCAATTACCATTTTAGGTTTGTTTTTAGAGGACGGCATTTATTATCTCCTTATAAACAAGTTTTTTGTCAATCTGGTTAAAGATTTCTTTGGCTAAATATTTATTAGCCTTTTCCTCAACACTTTTGTTTAACCCGAACCATTCAGACGCCCTCTCTACCGCCTGTGAAGGGTGTCCTTTTAAGTTCCAAGCGCCTATCTGCCAATAAGACGCCTTGCTGTTTGGGTGTTTTGCTTTATTGATAAAGATTGACGCAACGGTTTTTTTGGCGTCAAAGCGGAATGCGTGTTTAATAAAATTCCTGCTGTCAACCATTCTGTGGTCGAAACCCTTTTTCTTTAT